GACCGCAGGTATAACCCGCATGGTTACGCTCAAGATCGCAAGATCTGGCCACAGCCAGTGCAAACGTTAGCCTACGCCTGAATGAACAGGTTTCGGGTTCGCCTATTAACGTGTAAGAAACACTTCTTGCTCACTAGTTTCGCGACACCCTCAGCCACAAATCGACGTCCTGGACCCCCAACGCGTTAGTCGGGCAGGCCAGGTATCCCTCCTACTTTTACGGTCAGACCCCCTCTCGGGGAAAGAGACCAAACCCTTCTACGATTATAGAAGGCAAAAGTATCACGGGGTTTTCGCGTACACTGTCTGGTGTACACATCATCAACTCTGACTGAGTTTTGCGGGTTGTAGGGCCTTCTCATAGTATCCCTACATTCAAGGCTGGTATATGGAGAGAGATCTCACGTGACCACCCGAAGCGAACCTCTTCAAGTGCATTATCAAGCTCCATGGGGTTAAGACTAGTTGCGAGGGCCTTCCTTCGAAGGCCGCCGAAATTTGTCTTAATCTCACGGAGTCTCTCATCTGGATCTACCGGATCCGCCAGGGCTGGCCAGTTGACCCTCATGAGTCCGAGTTCGGAGGGGGATCCCCCCTCACACCACTCGTTCCCGAGGTCCTCCTGCATCTGATCTTCTTCGATCGTCAGGGCACGGAGTTGCTGGTCGGCCAATACATGCTTAAGTGCGAGGTTTCCTTGTCCGGTCCGGACATAGGCTGCTACCTTAAGCTGTTCCGGCGACGGTTTCACGTCACGGGTCAGTGGGAGACCATATCCACCAGAGCATCTTGGTAAAAACCAGGACATCCCGGGTGGAAGCGCATCAAGTTGACTTCGGTTATACTTGATGAACTTGGTCATTAGTTTATCCTTCATCTCGGTCGTGTGGCCCTTCACCAGGGCACCCGACAAACTTGCGAGATCACGGACGAACTCCCCAGCGCCAAAGAGCGGGTCGGAAGACATCATCCTTGCTTCACCTTTCATCAGTCCAAGATTTATGAAAGGGCGGAAATATGCTGATCGAACTTCCAAGTTCCCGACGTTCTTCCTCTTAACTTCGTATAATTCGGAGTTAATCATTAGGAATCTTCTATGGAGGTAATTCTTCCCCAAAGAAGGTTTCAGACCACCCTGAGTGGTGATCTTATTCCAAACGTCATACTGCGCTGGCGACATTCCCATAAGAATGTCGTCACCATTGACCAACATCGGAAGCTCCCGAAGGGGCTTCTTCAGTTCGGGATCTAGGGCCAGGCGACTAAGAGCGGCATTCATTATGCAGAGCACTGGGAAGCTAATGGGAGAACCCATTAGCTGACCCCATTCCTGTTGGAATGATCCTTGTTCATAATGGATCATATGACCAACAAGCGCATTCCTTATTCCTCGAGGAGGTAAAGGACAGCCAAGTCTGCTGAGAATGCAACATAAAGCATAATCCGAATAATCAGGATCTAGATTATCGGTAGAAGCTTCATAGTCACCTGAGTTGAAAAGGTCAAATGGGCTACACTTCCATAAGAAGTCATCGACTATCTCTTCGGAGCACGGTTCCCCCACCAATCGAAACGTGGGGTGCCGCCTAAGACAGTCGTGCAGTACCTTCTGGTAGCTCTTCCCGATCCAATAAGCTCCTACAGGTCCCTTCGTGATGACTCGAACCTTGAAAGGTTCAGGTAAGGCGATCGGCTCAGTATCCAGCAAATCGTTCGCGTAACATTCCAAAAGCTCTTCGTACCATGCGGCACGAATATCCTCTGGATCGTACGACGCGTAGATGCTGCGAACGTCCGAGACTGATCGCTCTACCATCATCAGAAGGGAGGGGCAACGACGGATACCATATTTCTGTACAAGGTATCCTACTGCACCTCGCTCCTTTCGTCCACACCTCTCTCCTCCCGGTTGGGAGTAGTGTGAAGACAACGAAGGGACCCGAACTCTCAAATCGAGTTCTTTCCTGCGAGGGAACACTTCGCGCACCGTTAGCGCGACAGATTTCATCACCATCCGTGACGACACCTCCTTGGCTGGAGGCGCTCGTTGACAAGTCAATGCCATACGATGTTTATCTAGTGACTCTTTTATGAAGTCAACAGCTACCGACTCTGCAACCCTCTTTATTTCAAGAAGGGATTTGGCGAGCAGGTAGTGCTTCTTAGAGCCACCATGGAGATAACACGTCTGGAAGTTGCGAAAACGTCCACCTAGCAGGTATCCTTCCTTCTCCCCAAACGGCCACCAGGTCGGTGTCTCGGGGACCGGGTTCTTCATCCATCGCGCGAAAATATGCGAAACCTGGTGTTTCCAGTATTTCTCTAATTTTCCAGACCACGCGAGAAGAACACTCTTCCGGAACAAAAGGAGGATTTCCTTTTCATCGAAGGGGCTAGCCGTCAGGTTCAGCTGCGCCTTCAACCCTAACACCAAGACGAGGGCACGGTCGACGTCCTTTTTAAGGATGGACTCGACTTCGTACCTTGGTGTTCTCTTTGGTCCAAAAGTAAGTTGATATAACTTCTGGACCCTCTCAGGAATACCGAAAGAATATAGATTCGGAAGTTGGTCGTGCCAATCGACCATCCTCTGAATCCATATACTATCGGGATTCCCAAGGGGACTTTTTATAACCCCTTGTACCAGCCGGGGTGCCATCTCTTGGTACTTCTCTGTGAGACGGCGGAGTCTACCTGTTAATGATTTCTTAATC